GAGGACGACACCGACGACGTGCCTATGGTGGATGACATGGTGGCCGTGGACGGCGAGCCGACCACCGACCGCGTGGAGCGCGCCGTGTCACCGGGGCGGCTGGAGTGGCGCACGTCCGGCGCTGGCCCTGACTACCGCACGGTGGTGGGTTACGCGGCCGTATGGGATTCCATGTCCGAGGATTTGGGCGGGTTCCGCGAGATCATCAAGCGCGGCGCGTTTTCCGACGCGCTGGCATCGGGCGATGACATCCGGTTCCTGATGGGGCACGACATGGACACCGTGATGGCCCGCACGTCTAACGGTTCCCTGGAACTGGTGGAGGATGACACGGGCCTGCGGGTGTGGGCGCGTATCGCGCTGGACGACCCCGACGCGCAGCGGCTGGACGCAAAGTTGCGAAGCGGGGCCATGTCGCAGATGTCGTTCGCCTTCACCATGCCGCCCGACGGCAAGGGTGAAATGTGGGATTACAGCGGGGGCGTGCCGGTGCGTTTCGTGGAGCGTGTCGCGGCCTTGTATGAGGTCAGCGCGGTCGGATCGCCCGCCTACACCGCCACCGCGCTATCCGCGCGGGCGGGTATCTTGCAGGATGCGATTAGCACGGGTCGCCTGCCATCAGCAGGGGCCACCGCCGCCGCACCGGATAACCCGGTGGACGGAACGCCGCAGGCCGCGCGCCTGGGCACGGATGACAAGGCAAAGCGCGAGGCGGCCGCCCGTTGGCGTGCCCGGCTCGCACGAATCCGTAAGGAACTGAACTAGATGAGCAACAAGATTGCAGAGGCGCGCGCGGCCGTTGAGGTTGCGCTGGACGAGTTCGAGGCCGCAGTTACCGCCGTGGGCGAGGCTGACGCCGACGACCTGGAGGCCACCGAGGCCCGCGCCCGTGACCTGGAGGCCGAGGTTGAGCGCCGCCAGAACATCGTCAAGCGGCTGGAGGACATCGCGGAGGCGCGCGCAGCGCAGCCCGTCATGGTCCCCGCCGACGAGCCGCAGGATCAGGAGGTGCGCGAGGTGTCCGTGAAGGTGACCCGCGAGGAGTCCGTGTATCACCCGGACCGCCCGCACTCGTTCTTTCGTGACCTGTACCACGCCCACAAGGGTGAGCGGGACGCGCAGGACCGGCTGGCCCGGCACCGCGTGGAGACCGAGGGCCGTGACCTGTCCTCGTCGTCCGACACGGGCGGCGCTGACTTCGTGCCGCCGAACTACCTGGAGGCGCTGTACGTCCCGGTGAACCGGCAGGCCCGTAAGGTCGTGAACACCATCCCGACCCTGCCGCTGCCGGATTCGGGCATGAGCATCACCATGCCGAAGTTGGACAGCGGCGTGTCCGTGGCCGCCGCCGCCGATAACGGGTCGGTGTCCGAGACTGACGCCACTACGTCCACGATTACGGCAAATGTGCGCCTTTTCGCAGGACAGCAGGACATCAGCGTGGCGCTGTTTGAGCGCACCAACATGGATGCGATCATCCTGGCTGACCTCGTTTCGGCCTACGATGCCGCGCTGGAGACTGCCGTGGTGAACGGCACCAGCGGCGCTAACTCCCACGTCGGCCTGCTTCAGGTGTCTGGCACCAACGGCGTCACCTACACCGATGCCAGCCCGACGGCCGCCGAGACTATCGGCCCGGTTTTCGATGCCGTGTCGCAGATTGAGCAGGAGACTGCCGGGCGTTACACGGCTACCCACATCGCCATGACTCCGAGGCGGGCCGCGTGGTTGGCTGGCTCCACCTCAACCGCGTCGTCGCTTTTCCAGATCGGTACCTTCCCGCAGTCGCTGGGCGAGCAGGGCGGCGGCACGCTGCTGACCTTCGCCGGTCTGCCGGTCGTGACCACCACGGGCATCCCGACGAACCTGGGCGCGGGCACCAATCAGGACCGCATCATCGCGTACAGCGCCGACACGATGCGATTCATGGAGGGGCCGCTGCGCACTCGCGTGCTGACCGAGGTGCTGTCAGGAAATCTGACAGTGAGGTTGCAGGCATACTCGTTTTCAGCATTTGCGTCAGAGCGCATGCCGAAGGCCATCAGCGTGGTGTCGGGCACCGGCCTGACCACCCCGGCCTTCGCCTAGTAGCACACGCATAACGGCTACGCCGGGGGCTGGCATCGCTAGCCCCCGGCACTAGCCCCTAGCAGGAAGGGCAGCACATGACGAACGAACAGCGACAGGCATACATCACCGGGCTGCTGGAGGAACGCCGTGCGGCCGAGGTGAACGGTAAGCCCGCCCGCGTGGATGCCATCAACGCGGAACTGGCGCTGGTAGGACATGAGGGCGCAACGCCCGCGAAGCGGGCGACGAAGCGCCCGGCCGCGACCGCCCGCAAGACCGAGAAGCGTTAGGGCTAGACCGTGCCCGCCACCATCGACCTGGTGACCCTTTCCGACGTGCGCGGAGAACTGGAACTTCCGGGTTCAGACACCAGCCGAGACACGCTCATCGGTGTGGTCATCACGGCCATCAGCCGCGCCATTCACACCTACTGCCAGCGCGAGTTTAGGACCGAGGCGGCCAGTAGCACGGCTACGCGCAAGTTCCGCATCCCGGTTGGCACCTATGTGCTGGATCTGAACCCATACGACGTTCACAGCACGTCGTCGCTGGTCGTGACCATCAACGTGGAGGACGCGGGCGGCGGCACCCAACTGGAGCAGGGCCGCGACTACTACGCGCTGCCCTACGGCGCGGCGGGCAACACTGGCGGCACCTATACCAGCATTCAGATTTCGCGCGATGTGTCCGAACTGCACGCCGGGGAGGACGCGAGGAAGTACGGCTTCACGCCGGTCAGAGTGTATTCCCAACACTGGGGATTCAGCGCCGTGCCCGAGGACGTGAAGCGCGCCGCCATCCTTGCTGTGGCCGCGAACGTGGATCGCAGGCTGGACGCCTTCGGCAGCGTGCAGGATCTAGTGGACACCGACGTGGGCATCCAGCCGCTACGCGCCGCGTCGTTCGCAATGCCGACCGCATCCCTGGCGCTACTTGCGCCCTACCGTCGCACCGTGGGCGTGTTCTAGGCCGTGGCCACGACGACCATCACCGCCATGCGCGCGGCGCTGATCGCGCTGCTACAGGCCCGCACCGGGCTTACCGGCGTGCAGTTGGGCTACGGAATGCCGTCGGGCGCGCTACAGCGGGAACACATCCTGCTGGGGCAGGTGGAGGCCACGCAGGAATACGCGGCCATCGGCACCGTTCGCAAGTTTGAGGACTACACTGTGGCGCTGTTCATCAGCGTGACGCGCGAGGGTACGCAGCAGCAGGAGGCCGACGAGCGCGCGCTGGCGCTGCTGGCCGAGGTGGACGCCTGCCTGCGTTCGAACCCGACCGTCAGCGGTACGGTCCTCACCGCCGAACTCGCGCGCTACCGGATGGAACCGCTGGCATCCGATACGACGCGGGAGGCACGCATTACCGTGGAAATCCAGACCCGTGCCCGTATCTAGGAGGCCGACATGGCGCGACTGATTTATGGCGGCGACCATGCCGCCGTGTTCGTGGTGGTGGATGGTGTCGCTACCATTGAGGCCGTGAAGGGTGAGCCGGTGGAAGTGCCGGACGCCCTCGCGGATAACCTGCTGGAATCGGCCGCGTGGTCGCCAGCATCAGACAAGGCGGCGAAGCCTGCGAAGGCTAAAACCGCGAAGCACGACGACCCGGCCGACCCGGCCGAGTAAGGGGGCCAACTATGGCTATCGGTTCGGGCCTGGGTTCACAGGTCCAGTTCGGCATCGAAACCACCTACGGCACGTCCGTCACCCCGACGGTGGCGCTGGAGGCCACCAGCGTGGGGCTGGATCTGCAGGTGGAGTCCATCATGTCCGAGGGGCTGCGGGCGGGCCTGCGCGTGCAGCGCGGCGACCGTACCGTGGTCAACCGCAAGGGCGTAAACGGCGACATCGAAATGGACGTGACCAGCAACGCTATGGCGCGCTGGCTCATTCACGCGATGGGCGACAGCCGCGCTATTGGCGACATCAAGACCACGCCCAGCGCCGGTGTGTACCTCTACACCACCCGCCTGGGTGACCCGGCATCGCTGTCATCCATGACCATCCAGACGGGCGTGGCCGACGTTGGCGGCAACGTGCGCCGAATGGAGGCGGTGGGTTGCTTCGTGACCGAGTTCAGCCTGTCCAATGAGATTGACGGCATCCTCACCGGGTCGTTCACCGTGGACGGGCGCGACTACATCCCGAGCGCGTCGGCGGTCACCGCTGTGTCCTACGCATCGGGCACGGAACCGCTGGTGTTCCATCAGGGCGCGATCACCGTGGGCGGCACCGCCGTGCCGCTGAAGTCCTACGAACTGTCCGTGACCCACGGGTACGACGTGGAGCGGTACCAGATCAACAGCACCAGCCTGAAGTCCCGGCCGATCATCAACGCTAAGGACGAGATCACGCTGACGCTGGAAATGGATTTCGACGGGACCGCAGGCGGCGCAACGTGGGCCACCAGCGATTTCGTGTCGAAGTTCCGCGCGGGCACGAAGGTCACGGACATCATCGGCACCTGGACCGGGGGCACGGCGATCGCTTCGACGTACTTCCCCTATCTGAAGGCCACCGTGCCGCAGGCGGTCATCACGTCGGCAACCCCGACGATTGACGGCCCCGAGATCGTGGCGCTTACGGTGGAACTCATGGCGACCGATGACGGTACGAACCAGCCCCTTACGCTGGAGTACCAGTCGTCCGAGAACCTGTCGTAAGCAATGGCGCGCGGCGGCTACGTCGGCAGGGCCGGGACTGGTGCCCCCATTGGCGGGGGCAGCAGTATCTACATCCTGGGCCTAGACAAGTTGCAGCGCGACCTAAAGGCGATGGACCGCGAGTTCGGCACGTCGGGCGTCCGAGCCCTACAGCGTGAACTCCAGAAAGCGGCCGACATGGTGG